TGATCCGGTCGGCAGTAGGCGTGTATCTGAATGGCCCCGGAAAAATACCCCCGGTAGGACGTAACCCCTATAAAAAATCCCTTGTATATGTCCCTTTTATATCAACTATTCGTAAAACATATATTTATAGAATAGTTGTAAAGATCTTCCTAAATACCTTCTAACCCTTATCATCATTGGCTTTCAGAGCATTTTACTTGCTATTTCTTAACGGTTCTCCGTGTATAAACCCCGTAATTTTTGACACCCTGTTGACGATATTCCGTTTATGTCTCGCCCTTTTCCAATCTTTTCTGAATGTTTTCTATCAGCTTCCGGTCTGCGTCCGTCATAACTTCTGCGGTGATCTGCTGCCGGTTTACTGGCATTTCTCCGGATGTATCGCGCACGAATACTGCGGCCTTTGTGTCTCCGCTGCTCGCTTTGTTCATCATGGCCATCGCGATCTTTTCCTGATAAGTTACCCCGTTTTCGTCTTTTTGTCGGAGCATAATATCAAACATTTCCGCAAAGGTCTTGCGCTGCTTTAGCGTTGCTTGCAGTGCTTCTCCGCCTGCTCTATGTATCTCTCTATCTCTTTCGGGATCTCCGCCAAGAATCGCCAGTTTGCCACCGCATGACGCTCTATAGGTCCCGCTCTCATTCACTGTTCCGTTCGGAAGGTTCTTATAGTTTTCTTCCATGAATTGATCCGGAACAATGGCAGCACCTTTTTCGTTATGAGGAAAACCGGAAACATCGAGCAGCACGCGCGGCGCCTTTTCTCTTTTCTTTTTCTCTGTTGGCTTTTTTGTCGTCATGTGTTCACCTGCTGATCCGGTTTAACAAGATATAAATAATTGATATGGTTTTTTCTCTTGCTTTATGTTTCTATTAACTGCTTTTGTTTTCTCTTGCTTTTCTTCTTTTGTTCTTCCCTGGATCCCTTTTCCGGTTTTCTTCCTAAAATCTTTTTTGCGAGGTTCCCAGACGCAGGAAACTTCCCACGCCCAGGAAGAAAGGAAGAACAACAAACGCCCAAAAGCAGCAAGGCTGATTTTATTCCGCGTTTTCTGTCGCGCCTTTACGCGGCGAATCGCGCAACCATGCGGTTTTCCCGCGGCGCGCGTCTTAAAAAATCTAATCCTTCGATTGTCATTTTATCTTTTTTAGTGTCCCTTTTTTCCCTGATTTTGTGCGGCTCTCCAAATGACCACACGCGGCGAGAGGCGAAAAACACGCGGCTCGCATTTTGGCTATACCCGCAAACCCGCTAAACATGCGGCTGTCAAACTTTTTTTATTTTTGTGGTTGACTTTTGAAAAATACCGGTGTACACTTACAATCACAGAGCGAGATCACCCGCAAACATGCGGACAAAACAAAGGAGGAACAAAAAATGACAAGTTACGAAATCATCACAGAGCAGATCACCAAAAAGATGGAAGCCGGAATCATTCCGTGGGTTAAGCCCTGGCACACCGACGCATGGACCTGCGAAAACATGGTTAGCCTGTTTCCTGCGTACTCTTACAGCACCGGCAAGCGGTACAACTTCATGAATCAAATGCTGTTAGGCTTTGAAGCGGGCGAGTTTGCAACCTTTAATCAGATCAAAGCCGCCGGCGGCACCGTAAAGAAGGGCGAAAAGAGCCACGTCGTCGCAGGATGGATTGTAGACACGAAGGCCCGCAAGGATGCAAACGGTGATCCGGTTATCGACGAAGACGGCGATCAGGTTATGGAAAAGCGTTTCGCCCTCAGATATTACAGAGTTTTTAATATCCTGACCCAGTGCGAAGGGATCGAACCCAAGCACACCTGGACGAAGGACGAAGCACCGAAGGCGAATCTGAACCCGGAAGCAGCAGCCGAGCAGATCATTGACAGGTACATCAACAGCGCGGACGCTCCGAAATTTACAGTCCTGGAAGGCAGCAACAGAGCATATTATAGCCCGGCGGAAGACGCTGTAGTTATCCCGGCCATGAGCCAGTTTGAAATCGTCGAAGAATACTACAGCACAGCATTTCACGAACTGACCCACAGCACCATGAAAGAATCCCGCTGCAATAGACGCGAAACCGGAAAGATCGCCGCGAAGGGCAACAAGGAATACAGCAAAGAAGAGCTTGTAGCGGAAATTGGTTCCTGCTTCCTTAGCAACAGCGCCGGCCTTAACAGTGAAAAAGCCTTCAATAACTCGGTAGCATACCTGCAAGGATGGCTCAGCGCCTTAAAGAATGACCCTAAAATGATCGTCCATGCAAGCGCCCAGGCAGAGAAGGCGGCCGAATACATCCTAAACGCGTAAACAATAACACAGGGCGCCGGCAACCCTTAAAACCGGCCGGGAGCCACAATCCCGGCAGAAAGGCGGACAAAATGAAGGTATTGATTACATCGGATTTTTATACAGACTACGAACTGTACGAAACAGAAAAACCAAACGGATTGAAAAATTGGGTTGCGCTTTCCATGATGCAGCCGGATCCGTTACCACTGAACCCAAATGTTTATAGGCTGATCGGAACCCAGGACGAAATAACAGAAGAAGACGCACGGAGCCAGGCGGACGAAATTATTTATACAAGCGATTATGCATACTTACAACAGCAGGAAACAGCAGACACGGACGAAGCGCCGGACGACGATCAGGAAAACTGCTATGATACACCGGAATTTTGGGAAGGCTTAAAAGCAGCAACAGACAGTTTCCGAGCGTTCGCAAGTTTCATCAAATCGAACCGCGACGCCTTCCAGGAATTGATCGGTGTTTTACCGCCTGATATGTCACTTTTGGATGATGGAATCGAATACACGGAAGACGCGCTGAATACATACAACATTTAACCGCAACCAGTGATATATACAACCCGCCCCGGAGGAACGAAGGCAGAAAGGGCAACAAAATGACAAATCAGATCGCAAACGCAATTTATCAGCAACTTGGCGGCGGACGTTTCGTTGCTATGACCGGCACTAAGGGCTTTGTTTGGGACGAAGCAAAACAGACTTTGCGCATGGCGCTGACCAGGAACGGAAGCAAGGCAAACAGGCTCGATGTGATATACAACCCCGATGATACATACACCATGCGATTCTTTCACTATACGCCTGCTCGCTTCCGGATCGACCACAAAAAATGCACTTACAACGAATATCCGGAGAAAATCACGGAAGTAAAGAAATTTGAACACATATACTGCGATCAACTACAGGAATTATTTACCGATGTGACCAAGATGTATTTAACCCTGTATTGAAACGCCAGGCCGAAACCGGTATTATATACCCAGGAAAGGAGCGAGAACCAATGGCGAGCGAAGCAAGGAAAAGAGCAAACGCGAAGTACGACGCAGCAAACACAACACAGATAAAATTTAAGCTGAACAACAAAACTGATTCTGATATACTGGACCACCTAAACAAAGTTAAAAACAAGCAAGGATATATAAAAGCCCTGATCCGCGCAGATATAGATAAAAACCCCGGTTAAAATGCCGGGGTTATTTTATCGCCTGGGATAATTCCCAGTAGAATCGCTGCCGGATCCGCGTAAAACCATTTTTTCCGCATGGAATACCGGCCGCCTGCAATTCCGGCAGTTTGTAACCATAGGCGACGTTTTTTAATAAATAATCGCCCAGGACAACACCACCGGCAGCACGCTCCGCAATCTCGCCTATAGCATCAACCCGGTTTTGTAATTCTTCCCGGCGATCGCCTTCCGCGCTTCTTAGCTCTTTTTCCCATCTTGGCAGCATCCGAGCGTATTTTACACAGTAGTCGTATATATCCGGATCCAGGTAAAAATCGTTATTGCGTTTCGGGTATCTGTATTCTCTCATGCCAGCCACCTGTAAACCGGGCTTAGGTCGCCCTCAAAGATAGCAGCTTTTAAGCATATACGGTCCGGATTTGCTACGCTACCGCCTAAAAGATCGTCGATATGTTCAACCATACACGGCCGGAAGTTAAATCCGGTGATACCCTTGTCAATCAAGTATAAATAAAAAAATTCATCAATGCCTTTTCCAGTTTGCGCTGTACGCGATTTTTTTTGTCCGGTAGTATCATACCACCTAAGAAAGTCTTTAACCGTCTCAGAAGGCAATCTGACGCAAGGAAACGATAAGAATAACTCCCGCGGCTCGACGCAATAACCAAAATCACGCAGGCCATAATTTTGACCGGCTCCGAAACCGGCTATGATCTTATGCGGAAAGAATGACAGACCATTCGACCATTCATAGAAACGCGGATCCGGGAAAACGTCGTCTTCTAAGTGCCACACATCCCCGTATTCCGGCATGTTCCTGTATGATTCCAGATATGCAGCAAGGTTCCCTTTTCCGTCGTCCATGTGTATCTTGATATCTTTGAATCCCTGGCGGACCAGCTCAGGCTTCAAACACTCATTGACATACTTTTCGCGCTGTTTGCAGGCATGTATTAAAATCATAGTATTGTCACCTTTTTGTTCTGCTCATAAAACAGCATTATGATACTTGATGGATCTCCAAGATATTCGTCAGCCCGGACCGCTGCCCTGTCAACGTCCCAGGAATTATCAAAAATATCATCACGGCGTAAAAAGTCCTGCATAATCTGATAGTAAAACGGCCCGTATTTAGGGCATATACTGTTGATCGTATCGACAAATAACGGATGCGGCCGCCACCATAGACACACATCCCGGTTCCTCCTGATAGCGTCTTGCAGTTTGTGCAGCTCCCGCCGCGGATCATCCATGAGGGCGCCCAGGCTATTATTTAATAAAATCACCTTGCGTCCGGCGATCCTGGTTTCCCAGTCTTCCGGGATTTTTCTCGGCCGTAGTTTTGGCTGCCGCTTTAATATAATTTCTTTTCCTGGATGCCGTTCTGCGAAGTTTTCTTTTTGCTTCTCGGACCATACGACAACAGCGTCCGCCTTAAATACTGCGCCGGTCATGGTCGATGGTAGATCATTGTCATTTAGGCCCCTGGTATAATACGGCGTGTATATCAGCTTTTCGCAGCACTGGCGCAGATTATCGGAATAATACGCCGGATCCACGCTTGTCACCCTGTTGCAGTCGTCGTATGGGTAGTGGAAGTAAATAATATCCGGATGCTCAGCAGCAAGGTCTACGTCGTGATAGTCTTTCACCGGTACCGGGAAATCATAACCGTCATAATGCGGATAGATCATTTCCCCGTCATTGTTGCGGCCGTAGTACGGTATAGGCATAACAACAACCTTGTCTTTTGCTTTCTTATGCTCTTTGTATAATGGGGCCATAGAACGCCACATGCCGGCGATGTACGGACAGAAAAATACTCTCATGATTCCTTGTTCTCCTCTATGCGAAAGCCAATGATTTCAAGCACCGCACCGATAACAACAAAATTGTCTGCATAACCAAACAACGGATCACTTCTCATTGCTATTATCCGGTTCCGTAATTCTTCCAACGCTTCAACGACATCCGGACGTTCTAACGCAAAAATCCCCATATTCAATGCTTTGTGCGCTTCGTCAGATAGCGTTATAATGCTGTCAAAATCTTTCAGCTTTTTGGCTGCTTCTTCTCTTGTCATCCCTGTTCCTCACTTTCCTGTGGCTAAACCATACGGCATCCGCAATTAGGACATGGACTATTACTTATTTGCAATGCTTGTTTGAACTTTGAATGACAATTTGAGCATTTACATATCTCTTCAAATATCGGCGGTAATATTATCCAATGCCCTATCTTTGGCTGTGGCTGTACGGGCGGCAATATGCTGATTTCCACACCTATATGGCTCTTAATCTCGAATACACTCATATCTTCAGGAATGTCCATCTCATTAATCGCTTTTAATGCTTCAGCTCGGCTGATCGCATCCTCACATGGTTCTGCTGATAGTGCGTCAATAGCAACATCAAACGCCTGTGACAACTCGGTCATTCCCGTGTTACCCTTAAATGTTTTTAACCATTTAATTGCTTCTTCTCTTGTCATGCCTATCCCTCACTTTCTCATCAAAAACCTAAAATCACATAACCATCCATCAAACCGTATTCCTCGCAATTCATCAGCATATAACGGATAACTCGATCTAATGGTGGCTTGTCAAGAAACTCGCCATCCCACGCTTTCAAACGTAATGTGTCGTGTATCTTGTAATCACGGTCATTCTTGCGAAGTTCAAAGTTCTTGTTACCCGCTTTGACTTCTTCGTAGTATTCGGGCAATATCTTCAATTCGTGTGTCATTCCTGTTCCTCCTCAAATCTTTCGCATTTACCCTTACAACCTGATTCGGTGTCTGTATTCAAATCACACATCAGCATATAAATCCCGTTTGTGAAATCCCAGAAAACATCCGTACAGTGATTGCAAAACAGGCACGATGTAGCAGGAGCATTAACCGCGAAATATGGATATTCGCTTAGTACATATTTTCTGGTATCTGTCATATCCGCTTCCTCTTTTCCCCCTTAATCATCCGCTTCATGCCGCGCTTCTTAATGTCTGTGAGGTCCATATACTTCTTCTTTCCCTCCCACTTTTTTTCGTGAAACGCTCTCAGCTCTTCCTGATACTTCAGATAGCCTTCGCAGGTACTGTGGCAATTCGGGTCTTCTCCATGTTTATCGCAAGTTCTGCATGCACAATCCATCACACAACCGCCTCAATCTCTAAGTATTTAGGGCAGCACGTTTCTTTGTACCTGCCGTGGTCAACAGTAAGTGTTACAGTGTGCGGGTTTAGCTTCGTGACCTTTCCGAAAACCATTTCTCGGTTCCGACTAAACATGACCATATCCCCAACGTGGATTACGATGCTTTCTTTTACTTCCGGTTCCGGTTCTGGCTCTTTAGGCTTATCTTTCGATATGACACGGCTCACCGCTGATATGCTCAGTCCATACTGCTTAGCAATATCGGTCATTGTTAAACCTTCTTCAAACAACCGCAGGATATCTTCATTTCGCTCTTGCCGGTTTTTACATACAGTCCTTTTCGATCTTGTAGCAGTATCACCCTTCAGGTTATAGTCAGATATTGCGTTGGCAACGGTGTGTTTATTGCAGCCAAGACGTTGCATAATATCAGCGTATCTATGACCGTTCTTGCGCATATCTATGATTATTTTGTTCCGCTCTCCGATCGTCATAGCGCACCTCAGTTCTGCACCAGCCTGCTTTCAAGAGCTGCAAAGTCATACTTGCGCTCCTGGAAGTTATGTATCTTTGTGTTGGTAACAGGTGATACGGGCTTGTCTTTATGGTTGCGCTCCCATGTCCGGACACATGCTTTCCAGTCCTTCATAGGATTGCTACCAACTTTCCAACCCTTAGACGTATAGAAGTCAACAAACTGCTCAGCGTTGACGTTATTATTTCTCTCCGTACAATACGCTTGTACTTCTGAAACAGAAGGCGGTGAAAACCGTTTATTAGAATTTACATTATCATTTACATTAACATTAACATTTACATTAGGTTTTTTGTTTTCGTCATTTTCAAAAACCAATGGTTTTGTTGTTGTTGTTGTTTTAGAAACCAATGGTTTTTTATCTGCGGTTTTCTTCCTGGGTCTACCGCCTTTATTGCCGTTCTCACGGCGCTTTGTGTTAGCGTCGATCTGCGGCTTAGCCATATCAAAAACAATACAAGGTATGCCGTCTAACTCCGGCACTTCTCCGGTAAGCGCATAACCTATAATTGCTTCATAGGATTTCAACGCATCGAACGGATCACTTATATTATCAATGGCTTTTTTGAAACTCTCATAAAAGATCATACTGTTCGCCATAATCACCACTCCATTCTTAACTGGCCAGGGATCTCTCTTTCATCCTCCGGAAGCCCCGCCCATGCCCGCGCAAGTCTCTTTAGCTTCCTTGACTTCGCCGCCTGCGTTCTCGATCTCTGCCGCTCCTGTGCGCAGTACATATCGACGTATAACCCGTCCTGCTTATCCGGTATGAAATATCCACCGTCCGCCGATATGATCAAAACCCCTCTCGTCTCTACCGCATCTGCTATTTCTTTTCGTATCTGCCGGTCAGGGATCCCGGAAAGCTCATGCAGATAACCTCTGCTAACTCTGTTGTTGTACCCTTTAGGGATATATTCTTCGATCATGCCCCGCTCCTTTCAGTTTCATAAGCCATATATACTCGAATCCAGTCACTCCAGGTCATTGTCACCAGCCCGTCAGTAGGAACAGCTACCGCGAACGGCATGGATCCGGACAGGGAAAGTAGGTCAAGCAGTCGCATTGTGCATTTCCATTCTTCCCGATTCTTCCTGTGAATAACTACGGGTAACAGGTCTTCCCGTGTCCTCTCGTAATATCCGGCGCTGTCTCTTTCTGCCTGCTCAATAGCCTTTAATACATTCAAGTCCTGATCGCGCTTAACCTCGATCCAGATATACGGAACCCCTACAACATCAGCGTGTCCCGATCTTCCATCGTGCTGCTGTCCTCGCTCTGCCTTATATCCTGATTTCTGGAATAGGTGTGCTACCTGTAATTCGCCACGAACCCCTTTAGCTCTGCTATTCATTGTTCCTCCTTTCAGATATAATCTTCGCTGTATTTAAGGTATTTTAGGTCCGACGGCGACGGCAATTTTGTGTTGATCTTCTTTAGCTCGGTTATTGCCCCAATACTGCCTCCAGATAAAATTGACGCAAGCCCGATAATATATGCGGTATTGTCATACTTCGTATCAACGTCAATAGAATTGATAAATACCTGTGCTTTTCTCATAGTGTCCCGGCCTTCCTCCGTTTCGCAGGAAACCAGTTTTTCCATAAAGTCTGTAATATATGCCAGGTCTTCTTCTTTTCTCTTGATAGCGTCGTTGATATCTTTTTGAAGCGCTAATGATTTATTCTCCATGCGCCTGATAGTGTTACCAAGTTTCAAAATATCTCGCTCTAAACCCTGGTAGCGCTGTGTCTTTTCGGTTTCTTCTTTCTGCATCTGCGTATATTTATCGCCTGATTCGGAAAGAATATCGAATACCACTGCAACGGTTTTATTTTGCGTCATAGCCCTTGTGCAACCACGCTTTATCATTTCTTCGCGCAAGGCGTCTAAACTGTTCATGCTTCTCCTTTCTCGGCTTCCCGCCTTCCCGTGACAGGAAGCCGGAAACTGTTGTTTGTTACTATCCGATGGGAGGAAATCCGCGAAAACATCCCCCAAAAGGATCACCACTTGCTGTAAATCAGCTTTTCTTTGTCCCAGCCGGGATAATGTTCTCTAAGATACGCTTCCGCTCTCCTAAGCATCATTCCCCTGGCCTGTGAATTATCCAGCAGATCGTGACAAGGCCGGCATACTGTTAGCAAGTTAGCCGGGATCCCTAAACCGCCATGCGCACGACTGATAAAATGCGCTTCCCCTCGCCCTGGACGCTTGCAAAAGACACATAGCCCGCCGTCCCTCTGCTCTACCTCTCGCCTTGTTTCAGGCGTTATCGAACATGCCTTAGTTCGCTTGTGCATGATTCTTTAGCTCCTTCAATAACCGTAATTCATCAGGTGTTTCGACTTCCTCTTGCGGTATGCCACATCCGATACACTCATTCCGGGTACACTCGATCAAGTAAGCCATCTCAGCGCTGTTATAAGTGCTTGTTCCCTTCATTTCTAAAAACGCCCTGACTTCCAGCTTCCCAAAAGTATCTGTATATGGTAACGGTTTGTAATGATGTTCCGGATCCGATTTCCAGGTATCATCGTTCGGTAAATAGTGGCACTTCGGATTCCCTTCTTCTGTCCGGTAAAACTCCTGGTTGCCGTACTGTAAAATAAGCTCGTTCTTTTTCGCATAAAACCTGGTGCGTTCTCCTTTAGCAAGCAGCCCAACAAGCCGATGAAAGTAATTGTTTGCCTTGTTAGAACGCGGTTCTTTATGCTCTGATATGTCGTACAGCTTTGTTCGGTCTTCCTGCCGCATGAGAAAGATCGTGATTTCCTCAGCGGTCCCGGTCATTTCTTAGTTACCTTGTTGTAAACCGTCATTATCTGCTGATCCGTTGCCATATCCAGAATCGGAATACCAAGAGCGTTTACAAGGTTTATTTGTTCCTGGGATCCTTCCGGGTATTTCTTCAAGATCGCCTTCATCATTTCATCCCTGGGCGGATATGCGGCCTCTGATACGCTTTTTGCGGTCTGTTTTCTGCCTTCCTGCTGGTTCCTGTGTTCGTCCGTATCGGCGTCCTTCGTATCGTCGATAAGAAGCAGGCCATTAAGACAGTATTTCCGGGCGTAACTTGACGCGGTTCCGGTTATCTGTGATTCATCCATGCCCTTCTTATCTGCCGCCTCTCTCGCATAGGCCGTATTCTCCACCGGCGCATGATCCGATTCTGTGTCGTAAAATCTCGCCGTCGCTTTGATATAGAACCGGTCCCCGATCATTGTGATTTCATCCCCGACGGTAATAGCGGCTTTATGCTTCGCCAAAACCGGCTTTACTGCTTCCAGGATATCTTCACATGAACGGTACTTATACTTTCCGAAACTGTTAAACTGTCCCTTTGGCGCCTTTAACTCTGTCTGAACCGCCTGCAATTTCTCAAATATATTCATGCCGCCCCCTTTCCTACAGCCTTATCAATGGCTTCAAATACTGCCGCAAGCTCCGAAAGTGTCTTGTACTTCTCCCGGAAAATGCGTAACTCCTCCTTCGCGTTTTCAAGCAGCGTCGCTCGCATTTCTTCATCCGACATAGCCGATTCATAATTGATGTACCGAGCCTGCTCCTGCTTGTTGTCCGAGCGTTTCACGATGTTCACATAGGCCCGCTTGTCGTAGCTCTTGTCCTCCTCCGGGACAACGACCAGGGCGGCGATCATACACCTGGCCTGATTCAAACGCCACTTTTCGCCGGCTATCTTGTCGTCCCACTCAAACAGACCGTGTAACACGTTCTTCTTCGATCGTGCGGCATCCACTACCGCCTGGCTTGTGATCTCGCCATTCTCCTTCTCGATCCTTTCAAGCTCTGCGCCGGCGTCGTTTGCATCGACGCTGGCATATAAACCGATACTCCACTGATATACCATTGTTTTTTCTCCTTTCTGTTGTTGGTTTCCTCGCCGGCCGCACCGCGCCCCGCCTTGCCGAAACAAGCCAAACATTACCGCGCCCCGCCAAGCCTCGCCTCGCCTGCCATGCCTTACCCCGGCCCACCATGCCGCTCCTAACCCCGACACGCCGTGACACACCAGGCCTGCCACACGACGCCTCGACTCGCCTAACCTCAGCTCACCAAAACAGGACTCGCCGCGCCAGGCCAAGCCTCGCCTGCCTTACACGGGTTCAATATGGAAACGTCCGTAATCTCCGTCTTTCTCCGGACGCCACTCACCGATACCGCAGCTATATCCGCCGGCGTTGATACAGTTGATAATCTGTCCAATGCTCATTCCGCCGGAAGCGTTATATTCCAAAGTCAGATCCATAAACCAGTTCTTAAACTCCCCGCGGTATCTAATATCAGCGCTTCCCATGCCGACGCGGACCATATCTTCTCGCATTTCCGGGGCGCTTCCCTTGATCTCTGCCATACTTCCGAAATCGGATTTCAGGAAATAGGATCCGCGCAGCTCCATCTGATTCTTAACCCACTTCAAGCGATACGCCGCAGAGTTCGCGGCCATTTTGATTGCTGCTACCGGGAAGCCAAACTTAGCGCCATTCTTAATAGAATCCATGAACGCCTTTTCTGTGCTTTCCTCTGGCTTATCCGTCAGCCAGTACATAGAATTGATAAAGTCGTCCACCGGGTTTTTCAACTCGCGGGCCTTCGTTTTCGTGACGCCCATCTGCGCATCCAACATCATTTTCTTTGCCTTCTCGCTCCATGCGTGGACGATAAGCGGCGAATCCCCGACGATCCGAACCGGAACATACTTAATATCAATGGGTTTAATCTCGATCAGCATTTCTTCTTTCTTAGCCATAATTCACACCTTTCCGCGCTATGCGCTTTACCTTGTTTCGTCAATGAGTTCCGAAAGCAGTTCCATAACAGCAAGGGGATTGTTCTTGATCGTTTCCTTTAGGCCCTCAATCGGATCGGAATACTCGATCGGATCATAGATATCCATGAGGTCTATAGTGTCTATAGATCGCGTCATTCTCTCTGCTATCATTTCTGCTCTGTCGTCCGGGATCCTCATTTGACATGTCCTTCCTTTTGTGCTAAGGTGTGAATAGACATTCCACTGTCCTTTCACACCTTGACCGTTTACGTTGCAGCGTGAACGGTCATTTTTTCTGTTCTGCGTTCTGTGCGGCATAGTAGGCAATAGAATCATCCAGCCCATCTATCACCGTATCAAGGACGGCGACCGTCTTTGTCTGCCGGTAGATATCAGCCGCATCCACGGCGACCTGGTATCTGTCCGCGATTGCTGTCTTGTCAAGAGACGCAAGCTCCCGCAGCTCCGTCAACATTTGTCTCTCCCTCTCCAATGTCATTGTTTGTTTCCTCCTTTTCTTGTTGCTGTTTGTATGTTTCCGCCCGGCCTAACAGTTCGATAATGTAGTCCGGGGTAGTACCATCTTTGAGATACCTGTCTATCCTTTTCTGCCCGAATCCGCCGTAATAAAGTAGTGTCAGCGTCATATCCTGGTGTTTGTCGTAGAGTTCTTTCAGCAGATCGACCGCGACCGTTATGTTTCCTCGAACCGTCAATAATTCTTCTTCGCTGATTCCTAACCGCTCCATCCGGTCTTTGTTCCACTTCGGGCTAACCTGGCATAAACCGTAATACTTCCCGTTTGCGCTCTTGATATCCGGGATGAATTTACTTTCAGAGAAGGCGAGCGATTCAACGATATGTGGGTAGTCAAAATCACTCTCTGCGCAAATCTCCTCGGCTGCTGCCTTTATATCTTCCGGTATCTCTGCCGCATGTACCTGGGCCGATACTGCCAGGATCAGCACCGCCGCTATTGCTATTCCTCTCCGCATCGGTCTGTTATCTCCTTAATGATCCTTGCTCCGCCAATAAGCCCACCTACAAGAAAGGCAACACCGGCGACAAGCATTGTTTCAGGCCAATCAAGGCGGACGCCTTTGTAAACTGCGAGACAAGCAAGGAATGTTCCTAACCCTGTCAGCGCTCCTGCTATAGCCGCCTGCTTCATTTCAGACCATCCCCTTTCATGCTTTCGATTTTCGCTTCCAGCTTTTCGATCTTGCTGTTCAGGTCATAGCACTTCGTAAACAAGTGCGTTTTCTCTGCTTCGGCTGTTGCCTTTGCCGCTACAAGATCCGTGTAATCTTTCAGCGGTAACGTAACCATCAGTTTTTCTTCCATTCCTCTCACCCCTTTCTTAGTGCTAACCACTCTTGATCGGTCATTCCTGTTGCTTCTGCTACGTCGCGCAGTTCGGGAAGCGTCAACATGCCATATTTCAAAGCCTTGTAAAAATATGATTTCCGAATGCCGCACATTTCCCGGGCTTCATTTAGTGACATTCCGTTTCTTTCCGCTGCCATTTTGATAATTTCTTTCGCGCTCATGTCTACTCCAGGAGATAATCAACCGTCACGCCAAGTACCTTTGCGATCTTTGCAAGCGTTTCCGCATATGGCCTTCCGTTCTTCCAGCCTGCTATTGTTCCGTTCGCAACACCGGCCTTAGATTCCAGGGAAGCTATAGATTCGCCCGCCTTTTCTGCTTCTTTCTTTACCTTGTCATACAGTGTCATGGTTCCCTCCTTTCCTTGATTTATTGCGGTATGCCCCGCAGTGCCACTATATCTTGCGGTTGCACTGCGTTAGTCTATGGGCTAAAATGTTTATTGACTGGATAAACTTTAACCATCGACCACGGGCTACCGTTCACATTTTCGATTGTAGCCTATGGTCGAATAGTTGTCAACAACTTTTTTCGATTGGAGGCTAAATTTTTTATGGTGAACAGAATTAAGGAATTATGCGGCATTTACGGCATTAACTTTTCCAGGCTTGAAAGGGAATTAGGATTTGCAAACGGATCCTTAGCAAAATCACGCGAAAACATACAGGCGGATAGACTGTATGCTATTGCGTCTTACTTTCATGTGACTATGGAATATCTATTAACAGGGAACACGACCGGCGAATTGCCGGAGCCTTCTATCGCGGATCGTATGAAAAAGGACTATACTTTCTGGAATTATGCCGAGATATTCTTTTTCCTGCCGCAATACGCGAGAGAAAAAGTATATGACTACCTGGAAATGGTATCTGACAAAGTAGAAAAGGAAAAAAGTCGCGTTTCCGCGTCATAAGGGGGAATTATGGCAACAGCTAAGAAGACAAGTAGCGGCATGTGGAAATGCCGCGTGTATAGCCACACTGACGCGGAAGGGCGGAAGCATTACCGCGCATTTACCTGCCCTACAAAATCAGAAGCAGAACGTCAAGCAGCTATGTTTTCCGGGAAACTGGAACGCACTGCGCGTATTGATATGACTGTTTCGGAGGCGATTTCCGGATATATACGGTCAAAGGAAAACGTACTTTCAACATCGACCACATATTCTTACCGCGTCATGGAAAGAAACTGCTTTGATGATATAGCACATATAAAAATCGCAAAGTTATCCAACGCAAAAGTACAGCAGTTTATATCTGATCTCTCCGCAGAAAAGTCACCGAAGTATGTTAGAAATATATATACTCTTCTGACGTCTTCTATTGCCCTGTATGACCCGGATATAACTTTTAGGATATCTTTACCGCAGAAACAAAAGAAACGCTCCTACGCGCCTTCTGACGCGAATATAAGGGCGTTATATGACGCGGCCCCTGACTGGTTAAAAATCTGTATCGCCCTGGCTGCGTTCGGCTCGATGCGCCGCGGTGAAATACGCGCGCTGAAATATAAGGATATCGAAGGAAACATAATACATGTTCATGCTGATATGGTCCGCGGACCATCGAAAGAAAAGCCCTGGGTATATAAGGAAATGCCAAAGACAAACGACAGCTTCCGGGATGTGCAAGTTCCGCAGCAGGTTATTGATCTTATAGGTCAAGGCAAACCGGATGATTATATAATTCCTGACGGGACGCCAAACAGGATAACTGATACATTCATGCACCTGCGTGACAGTCTTGGATTGCATGATATCAAATTTCACACGCTCCGCTCTTACTGGTGTTCTGTTAGCGCTGCTATAGGCATCCCTATGTCTTATACAGAACGTGCTGGCGGCTGGCATACAGGAAGTCCGATCATGCGCGAAACGTACCAAAAGCCTATTATTGATTATGAAAAGGCATACTCAGAGAAGTTATGCAATCACTTTGACGGGATCTTAAAGCAAAATATATGACCCAGGATATGACCTGGATTTCCGCCAAACCAAGAAAGAAAGGGCAATACAGGGATAAATCGTATATGTTCAAGTCCCATCTTCCGCAGGCAAGAAAAGCCCCGTAAGCCTTGAGTTTACGGGGCTTTCTTAATGCCAAAGCCCGGAAAATCAGGTCATATTTTCGGAAAATTAAGCCCAGTATTCATGCGGGTTTTCCGCGTGGGTGGAAAAAAGTATGACCTAAATATGACCTGAGATTTACTTCTTTTTCCGTGGGATTTTTTGCACTCCGGTTCCTTTACATACATTACAACGCATATACCCGGATTTGTTAGGAGTGCCGTCTTTTTTGACGCGGACCTTTGTGGTTTTTACGGATTGTCCCATGTGTTATTATCTCCTATCACGTTTACGCCGCTTCCATCCTGTGTGCTTTCAGTCACAACTACATCCTGGTACTGCATTTCGTACACAATCCATCCGAAGTTGGTTATAATTAGTGCCGCAAAAGCAATAAGCGCAGCGATCATCCAGCGCCTTGAATGTGTCTCTATTCTTGCGATCTCTGCTTCATGTTCATAGTATGATATTTCTCTTGGCCGTTCGTCCATAGCGCCCTCCCGCTATTATTATATCACGGTTAAACAAAAAAGTAAAGCGGCGAGGTTTCCCCCGCCGCTCTGCTTTACCGCTTTTCCAGGCGATTGATAAGCTGGCGTATTTCCTGCTTTGTCTGATCGTCCGGCGCGTCCGGCATCATTTCTTTAAGCTCGGAGAGAAGCCGATCATGGTTTGACATACTGGAAGCATATCTACCCATGCTGTCTCTCTTGGCTCTCATACGTCCTCTGCGCTCGCTCGATCCTTCATCATAACTTCCATCGTCGTATGAACCATCATCATAACTGCGGTCCATATAAGCACGATCTCTATAGGAACGGTCCGCACAAGAACGATATGACCTTTCAGATCCGCCGTCCGCAAAAGCGCCCCTGTCTTCGGCATCCATCATAGCCATAGTGGTCTTGATGCTTTTCAAAGTGTGTGTCATTTTGTCAAGATAATCAAAATCACTTGACGACAGATTACCGGAAGAATGGATTTTCTTTGTTGCCTCTGCGAGCTTTTCACTTACCATGCCGCAAAGGTCTTCAAGTGTCCCGTACACGTCCATTGTTTACCCCTTTCTACCGTCTGACGCCTGAGAAGTCAAAGACGATGTTTGCATTGACAACCTCGATAGGCTCTGTTCCGATGTTCCTTACAGATACACCGCTGCACCGACAGATCCACGGTACAGCTACAATGATATCCGCGCCGACGTTAAAAGGTTCTTCGACCGCTGCCGGCGTAACTGTCATTGTGCTGGAAGGATC